AACACTGGCGCAGATTTACCAGAACAACAAGTATCTGGATTATTAGCGCAATGGAAGCAAAGCCGATTAAATAGATCTACAGCATATTTAACTTCTACTCTATCTTATGAAACTACAGGCTTTAGCCCTAAAGATATGATGTACAACGAAGCGCAACAGTATTTGGCTACACAAGTAGCACGTGCTATGAACGTACCTGCATATTACATAAGCGCAGATATGAATAACAGCATGACTTATCAAAACATTATCGATGGTCGCAAAGAATTTGTAGCATATTCATTACAGCCGTTTATCTGTGCTATTGAAGATCGTTTAAGCATGGATGATATTACCCCACGTGGCCATGTAGTTAAATTTGCTATAGAAGAATCGTTTTTAAGAGCTGACACAATGAAGCGCCTAGAGGCATTAGAGAAAATGATTAATCTAGGTTTAATTGATGTTGAAGAAGCAAAAGAAATGGAACAAATGACACCTAACGGGAGAGAAACAGAAGATGAAACTTACATTCAGTAGCCACGTAGAAGCTGCCGATACAGAGCGCAGAGTTATTGCTGGCAAGATCGTGCCGTTTGAAGAGGTTGGCAATACTTCCGTAGGCAAGGTCGTATTTGCTAAAAATTCAATAGAAATAGGCGATCCTGGCAAAGTCAAGATGCTTATGCAACATTCACCAGAACGCCCAATAGGTCGTATGCAAAAATTTAACCAAGCAGAAGATGGAATCTATGCATCATTTAAGATCAGTGCATCTATGCAAGGTCAAGATGCTTTAATCCTTGCTGGCGAGCAATTAATTGATGGTTTATCTGTTGGTGTAGACGTAAACAAGTCTGTACAGAAAAAAGATTATTTATATGTAACCAGTGCAACACTAAGAGAGGTTAGCCTGGTAGAAAGCCCAGCGTTTACAGCTGCGCAAGTTACTAAAGTTGCTGCTAGTGAAAACGAAGCAGAGGACACAAACCAAACAACAGAAAGTGAGGCTCCTGTGGAAGATTTAGCAACAGCGCCACAAGAAGCAAAGGCAGAGGCTGCTACTCCTACAGTAGAAGCTGCTCGCCCAGTAATTACAGCACCATTAATCCAAACAACTGTGCGTACGCCAATTACATCAATGGCAGCATACACAGAGCACAAGATTAAGGCTGCTCTAGGTAATGATGATTCTAAACTGTACATTGCTGCAGCTGATGATTCATTTTCAACTAACCCAGCATTTAACCCAACACAGTACCTAAGCGAGTTTGTAACTAACACACGCTTTGGCACACCAGCAATTGATGCATGTTCACAAGGCACACTGCCAGCATCAGGTATGACAATTAACGTACCATCTTTGGTAACTTCTTCAGGTGGCGGCACAGGTGTAGCACCAGTTGTAACTGTTGAAGCAGAAGCTGGCGCAGTACAAAATACAGGTATGGAAACTGCTTATCTAACAGGCACAGTGTCTAAGTACTCAGGTATGAACACACTATCTGTTGAATTGTTAGAGCGTTCAGATCCTAACTTCTATGCAGAACTTACAAAGCAATTAGAGTATGCATACTTGAAGACAATTGATACAACTGTACTAAATGCATTACTTTCAGCTGGTATGAACGGCACAAACACATCTGCCGATTTAGACGGAATCGTTGCATTTACAACTGAAGGTGCACGTACTATCTACTCAAACACTGGTTACTTCGCACAGAACTACATTGCTAACCCAGCTCAATGGGGTGCATTAATTGGCGCACAAGATACAACAAAGCGCCCAGTATTTAATGCTTTACAGCCAATGAACGCAGGCGGACAAGTTAATCCAACATCTATCCGTGGTAACGTGCTAGGACTTGATCTATACGTAGACAAGAACTTCTCAGCTACTACATTTGATGATGATTCAGCGATTATCCTTGCACCAGAAGCATTTACTGTATACCGCTCACCACAGGCATTTATGTCTGTTAACGTGGTAAGCAATTTGCAAGTACAGGTTGCAATTTATGGTTATATGGCCACTATTGCAAAAATGCCTAACGGAATCCTAAAGTACAAGAAGACCTGATAAGAACCATTTAATAATAATCCCCTGGGGTTTAGTAGCCCTAGCCCTGGGGGAGCTTTTTAAGAGAGGAATACAATGCCAGCCACATATGTAACAACAGCCGAGTTACGCTCAAACCTTGGTATAGGTACTTTGTATTCTGATGCAACAGTTGAGGAAGTCTGTCAAACAGCCGAAGATTTAATTAATCAATACTTATGGTTTAACACTGCACCAGTAGTAGGCACAGCATTACAAGATGGCGTCGCTACGTTAATGCTGGCTAATCCAAACGCATTTGTGGCTACACAAATTGTTACAGTATCTCAGTGCGGAAGCCCATTTAACGGCACAGTTACAATTACTGGCACTATTCCACCAAGCACAGGTACTACAAGCGTAATTCCACTATTTATGTACAACTGGGGTAATGTAAATTATCCTAATGGTTATTCTTTTATTCAGTATGCCAAAGCTGGCAGTGATCAAACATTTCACAAAGTAGCACCTTATGGCTTAGTAACTGGCCCTGACCACAAAACCCAATCTTATGCGAGCACCCCTGCAATCCGAGAAGCGGCCATGATCGTAGCCGTAGATATCTGGCAAGCTAGACAAGTCAGTCAGACTGGTGGGGTCGGTATGGATGGGGTCAGTGCTAGCCCTTATCGGATGGGTTATCAGCTGATTAACCGAGTGCGTGGCCTCATCCAGCCGTATTCATCACCTGCATCTTTGGTGGGATAATGCCAGCCGCAATAACTACATTACGTAGCACATTAGCGACAACACTTGCCAATGCTGGCGTGTGGTCAGTATTTAGTTTTCCTCCAAGTACTCTGCTCGCCAACGCAGTAGTAATTACCCCAGGCGATCCTTACATAACACCATCTAACAATGATGAAATAAGTGTCAATCCGTTAGCAACTTTTAGAATACTTATTACTAAACCAGCATTAGACAATCAAGGCAACCTTGCTGGTATGGAAGATTACATTTTGGCAGTAGTAACTAAACTGGCTGCCGCAACCTATCAAATGAACATATCTAGCGTTTCTGCACCAGCAATAGTTAACGCAGCTAGTGGCGACTTGCTAGTATCAGAAATTACTGTATCAATCCTAACGAGTTGGAGTTAAAATGGCATATCAAGGATTAACAGAAGAAGAAAAGAACTTTCTGGCCAAGACAGGTCAGATTACACACACACCAGTAGCGGTTAAAAAACCTGCTTACAAAAAAGAAGAGGAGCAAGACTAATGGCCGTATTTTTATCCAATGGTGCGGTAGTTACTCTTAACAGTGTTGACATTTCAGCATATGTAACAGGGGTTACTATTAACCGCAGTTTTGATGAATTAGAAATTACAGCAATGGGCGACACAGCTCACAAGTTTGTTAAAGGACTAGAGGCATCAACAATTACCCTAGACCTACTTAACAATGATGCAGCAAGCGGCACAGGTGCAGTTACTGCAACCTTAGCGGCAGCCTGGGGTACTACAGTGCCACTAGTTATTAAGCGTTCTAACGCAGTAATTAGCACTACAAACCCAGAGTATCAAACTACAGTTTTGGTTAACAATACCCAAGACCTAAATGGTGCTGTTGGCGACATTTCAACACAGAGCATTACATTCACATGTAACTCAGTTATAGTAGTTGACGTAACACCTTAATTAAGGAGAAATAATGGCAAAGCTAAAGATAACAAGGGCTAATGGTGAAGTCACAGAGCACAAGATAACACCAGGTGTCGAGTACGCTTTCGAGTTAAAGTACGGATCAGGTATTAGCAAAGTCCTACGTGAGCATGAACGTCAGACCGAGATTTATTGGTTAGCGCATGAGTGTTTACGTAGGGCTAACGTAACTGTACCTGTATTTGGTATCGAGTTTATAGACAGCTTAGATACTGTAGAGGTATTAGACGAAGAAAAAAAATAGCGCAGCGGGATTCAACACTTTATACGATAGCCAGCCTATCTGTTGAACTAGGGATTCCGCCTAGCGAGTTTATCAATATGGATGCTGAAATGCTTAGGGCAATTATCCAGGTACTTTCAGATAAAGCTAAGGAGATCAAAAATGCCAGTAGAAATCGTAGGCGTTAAAGATGTCATTAATGGCTTAACCTTTATTGATGAAGACATGTACAGACGTGTTAAAGCAGCCGTAGAACCCGTTATGAAGGGTGTAGAGGCTAAGGCTAAAGGATTTGTAGTGGGCAATAATGAGGTGCTATCAGGCTGGTCTAAACCAATATCATCTACTGTCGATTATCGCCCATTCCCTAAATATGATGCAGCTACTGTCCGAGGTGGTATTGGATTCAAAGAGGGTCAAAATCGCAGATTTAGT